GCTACCGTATTGAAATGGCTCTGCCAGGTTGGTCAAAAGATGATATCGACATCAAGCAACACAAAAATAAACTTACTATAGAAGGAACAGAAAAGCAAGGTCTTGATTCTGGAGAGGAACGCTATGTCCATAAAGGACTAAGTGGTAAAACCTTTAGCAGAATTTTCACTTTGGGCGATTGGGTAGAGATATCCGACGCGGGATTCAAAAATGGTATGTTAGTTATTAACCTACAGGTAAATACACCTGATGAAGAAAAGCCTAAGACGATTACAATAGGCTAGGAGAAACTCTATGCAATATGCAAAACGATTCTTTAATCGTTATGCCAAGTTGCAAGCGATTCAAGAAGTTAAAGACAAATACTGCCCAGATGGGGAGTTGTGCGAGGTAATTATTATGTTTACAGTATGCTTTGGAACAATGTATCTAGCGATGCTACCAATATTATGAAGATAACAGACAATGCCTTAGCAATGTTAAAAGAAAGAGTCGCCTCAAGCTCTGCTTGGGGCGCTCGCCTTAAAGTATCGGGTGGAGGTTGTGGTGGATATACATATGAGTTAAGTTATGCCGAGAGTCCTGACTTAACTGATATGATATATCAAGATATATTAGTAATTGATATATACAGCAAGGAGTATCTAACAGATGCAAAATTGGATTGGGTGGTTAATGGACTTAATGAAGAGTTTCTTATCACAAATAATCAAGAGAGTGGACGCTGCGGCTGTGGCGAAAGCTTCTACATATAGGACACAAATGAATATAGGAACAAAAGGACTAGAAATGATTAAACATTTTGAAGGTCTAGAATTAAATGCTTATCAATGCGCTGCAGGCGTATGGACAATAGGCTACGGGCACACTAAAGATGTGCAACAAGGTATGGTTATTTCAGAAAATACAGCAAATGAAATGCTAGTAGAAGAACTAAATGAATATGAAAGTTATATTACTGGCTTAGTAACTGTTGAATTAAACCAAAACCAGTTTGATGCTATGGTATCATGGGTTTATAATCTAGGAGTTGGAAACTTAAAAGCAAGTACGCTTTTGAAAGTATTAAACGCAGGAGATTATGCAGGTGTACCAGCTCAAATGATGAGATGGAATAAAGCAGGTGGCAAAGTTTTAGAAGGACTTACAAGAAGAAGACAAGCTGAGGCAGACCTGTTTGCAAATTAAATTCGAAGGCAAAGAGTATCAAATCTCACAAGAGATGTGGGACGCTATGAATCAACAAGCAACCGAAAGAGGTATGACTATTGATGAGTATATAACTGAAGCCTTCACACTACTAAAGGAAAAAGATGCAAAACACAAACAATGAGTATAAAGTATACTCCACATACATGGAAGGCGATAGAGTCGCTCATGTTGTAAAACACAGAATAAATGATAGCTGGGGTGTTCACATGAAGAATGGGGATAAGCCAGGACTAACAGAATATTATCCAACACATAGTGAAAGCTGGGCAGAAGATTGCGCAGAAAACTTCGTACTAGGTATTAAACAAATATGATGGAACTTGATGAAGTCATAGTACTAAAACAAAACCTAAAAGAAGTACAAAAACAACTACAAGAGTCCTACAAAAGAGTAGATGAACTCATAAAGGAAATACATGAACTCAAAACAATGGCAGAAAGACAGCGATGAATGGGTTAAAACCATGCACGCTAGTAACGAAAGGAAACAAAAGAAAAGACAAATGGAAAAACTAGTAGGATATAAAGTTGAAGTTATATTTACACAAAATATGACAAAAGATGACCCAGCTGACTGGATATTAGATGCAGTTAATGAAGGTCAGTTTAAAGAAAATACTAATCATGTTCACGCTACATTAGTAGCACCAATAGATTTGGAAAGTGATGAGTATAAGTGGTTAAAAGATAGTATAACCACAGGCTAAGGAAACTTAGAAATAGGAAATAGAAATGGCACAACCTAGTGAACAATTTCAAGGCGACATGAGTCGTAACGAGGTAGAGATTGACCTTAATAAATTTATGGCAATGGTTTCAGAAATTGGTGAATTAAAAGCCAAGATTATGGAGATGGAGAACGAAAGAGAACCAGATAATCCATGGCAGAAGTGGATATGGTTATCAAACATGATAGACGCATGGAGAATATTCCCTAGAGCGTTTTTATCAGTATATATTATATTATTATATAAGTGTACAATATGGTTTATGGAATTACCAGAACCAACATTTGAACAATCAGGATTGATTTCAGTGGTAGTAGGAGCAGGAGCAGCCTGGTTTGGACTATATGCTGGAACGGCAAAAGATAAAATTAATGGTAAATAAATGAAAGAAGAAAAGGTGTTGCAAATAATAAACCTTTCCCCAAGTGAAGCTTGGGTAGAAAAAGTAGTAGAGGTACACCCTATGAAACAAATAGCAGTAATGTCTGTAGTTCAGGTATTAGTGTTAGGATTTATGGGTGTATCTATGCTAATGATAGGAGTAGCGTTCGAATGAGAGAATTAGGAATGACAATGATAGGAGTATCGGTAATTTTTGGATTCTTTACACTCAAAATTTATCCTAACTTAGAGTATAGTGGATATGGTGGAGGACATTCATGTACAGGTGAGTGCTACGAAGAATATGTTGCACTAAATGGTACATCAGTAGATATACTTAGAGCTAAGCAGGCTCTTGCAGCAGCAGACGAATTCAGTTCAATAAAAAGTTTATGGGCAGGGTGTGCAGCATGCCATGGACCAGACGGACAAGGTATGGCAGTATTTCCTAAGTTAGCAGGTCAATCAGCTGATTACATAGTTGATAGGCTTACTACATATAAGAATAGAGGCCAGGTTGGAGCAATGAGCTCTACAATGTGGGCTCAAGCAGGCATGCTCTCAGAACAAGAAATAGCAACAATAGGAAAATTCATAGAGGAAACAATGAAATGAACATAGAAATTTATAGTAAAGATAACTGTCCTTACTGCGACATGGCAGTAAAACAAGCACAACAAATGGTTCAAGAATCATCTAATAAGTATGTAGTATATAAATTAGGTGTAGATTTTGAACTTCACGAACTACTCGAAAGAGTACCCACCGCCAGAACATTCCCACAAATCTTCATAGACAAAGAGAGCATCGGAGGCTATACTGAGTTCTCACAAATCATAAAATAATACTTGACACCGCTCTCAAAATTTTGTATAATATATGTATGAATTTATTTTACTTAGACAAAAATTTAGATAAGTGTGCCGAGTACCATGTTGACAAACATATTGTCAAGATGCCGCTAGAGGTTGCTCAAATATTATGCACTAGCATATGGATTGACAAGTTCTTGGGTTTTGTACCTCGTGCACTCAACAAAGAAGAACGAGATGTACTCAATGAAGAAAAAGCAAAGATAAAACATCTACCCCCAGCAGAAAGACCAATTACACCATACTTACCTATGATGTATAACCACCCATGCACTATTTGGGCAAGGTCATCACTAGACAATCACGAGTGGACACACTGCTACGGCAATGCTTTGAATGACGAGTACAGATACAGATATGGCAAAGAACATAAGTCCATACATGAAGTAGTAAACAAACTACCTGAGCCAGTACATATGAAAAGACTAGGCTTTACAGAATTTGGATTAGCTATGCCTGATGAACTAAAGGATTATGAAAATCCTATACAGTCTTATAGAGACTACTATCATCTTGACAAAGCTACCTTTGCTAGTTGGAAGTTTAGAGATAAACCACATTGGTGGAATGAAGATTACGCTGATTACGAAAGTAGGATAACAAGATGAGATTATTAGAAGGAGCGTATGATGTAGGTGGTATATATCCATTTGCTAGAATATTTTCCGATAGACCTTATGGGTACAAAAGATACACAGTAGTATACGAAGACGGCAGACAGTCTATGTATTCAGGACTGTGGTATAAATTAGCAGACATACAAGACATAGTGGAGAAAGAAATTGACAACAGAAAAATTTAATGACTACGCAAGATTCGTAGCAACAACAACCTCAGAAATGAGCAAGAACACATTAGGGCTTTCTAGCAGAATATTAAGACTAGAAGGAACTACAAGTCATCTAACACGCAGTGATGGAACTGTAGAAAGAGGTGCAGAAATACACATGGCAACACTACTAACTTCAGTAATAGGAATGTTAGCAGAGTCAGGAGAGTTTGCAGAAGTAGTAAAGAAAAAACTATTTCAAGCAGACACAAACTTTACTGATGATGAAATATTTCATATGAAAAGAGAGTTAGGAGATGTTCTTTGGTATTGGGTACAAGGTTGTACAGCATTAGGATTTACTCCTGATGAAGTCATGGACGAAAATATCAATAAATTAGAAGCCAGATACCCAAATGGATTTGAGGTAGTACGCTCTGAAGTGAGAGCAGATGGGGATATTTAGTAAGAAAACTAAGTATAAATTCAATGAAGATAAAATGCTTATTAAGCTACAGGCTTACATTGATAATACTTATGACCAACACTACAGCACAGATAAAATTCAAGCTACTGAATTTATTATAGATTCAGGGCATGGAGAAGGGTTTTGTATAGGAAATATTATGAAATATGCAAAGCGTTATGGAAAGAAACAAGGCAAAAATGAATTAGACTTATTAAAAGTAATTCACTATGCTATTATATTATTGGGAAGCGATGAGACAGACTAGAAAACGAGAACATGAAAAACTAGATGAAGCTAATCTTGATAGAGTAATTGAAATGTTAGAAGGCGACGAGCCTATAACAAAAAAAGTTGCTTGTGAGATGCTTAATATTAGTTATAATACAACAAGATTAGGAAGTATTTTAGCTGAACATAAAGATATAATGGAGTATAGAGCTACTCGTAAAGCTCAGAACAGAGGTAGGAAAGCCACAGACTTAGAGAAAAGAGACGCAATAGAAAGATACCTAAATGGACAAACAGTCTCAGAAATCGCAAAAAGTATGTATAGGTCTACTACCTTTATTCGCAACTTGATTGATAATATCGGAGTTCCACAGAAAATTACGAAGTCCGAAATGACAGTATATAGGCATAAAACACCTATGCTACCCGAACAATGTGTAGCAGAAAGTTTTGACATAGGTGAAAGAGTGTGGTCAGCCCACGATAATGCTATGGCAATAATTAAAAAAGAAGCTATAAGCAAAGCCACAAACTATGTCGATAAGTATAGTGCTAAGTGTTATCAGATATTTGTTATTACTATGACAGATTTTGAGACAAAGTACTTTGGTTATCAAAAAATTGGTGGGTATTGGAGCCATTCACTTACTTATGACTTAGGTAGTTTACGACATTTAAAAGAATACGGAATAGACATCTATAAATAAGGAGAAAATAATGGACGTACTAACATTTGTTGGTGCGTTTTGGATATCAACATGGATTATGCTTCTCTTTAGAACATGGAGTATTATTGCCAGACTAATTGATACGTACCAAATCGTATTAGCACAAAGATATAAAGTATTACATTTTTGTATATATTCTTTTTCTTTAATATTCATAACACCTTTGCTATGGCAAGTAGCATTTAATGATGAATATAGAAAAAGATATGTACTAGCATATGTAAATGCTTTGAGGAAAAACTAAAATGAATTATTTACTAGAAGCATTGTGTCTTAAATTGAAAGGAGAGATAGCTATGGCTAAAGCAAATATTATGGCATACGAAAAAAATGCTGTAGGTATAGGGGAACACCCTGAGATTGTTCAAGCAATGGAAACTCAAGTAGAAATTATAGCACACGCAGAAGATAAATTGCACACAATTCATGACCACTTTGGTCATGGGAGTAAAAAATAGTTCTTGACATAGCACTTATTTTTCTGTATAATATATAGTAATGAGTGATAGATATTATAACCAAATGAGAGACGCGACAGGCTGGGCACCCGGCTTACCCGAATATCTCAAACATAAAAGGAGAAGACGCATGGCATGGACAGATGAATCCAAAGCACAAGCCGTTGAAATGTATACAGATGCTGAGGCAACACCAGAAACAAGTATGGAAATTGTCAAAGACATAGCTGAAGAGTTAGGTGAAAGCCCTAATGGAGTCAGAATGATTCTTACTAAAGCAGGCGTATATGTTAAGAAATCCCCTGCAACAGGCGCTAGCAAATCCACAGGTGGTGGTGCAGCTAGAGTATCAAAAGCTGATGCAGCTGAAACATTATCAGCAGCTATTAGTGATGCAGGTCAAGAAGTAGACAATGACATTATCAGTAAACTTACTGGTAAAGCTTCAGTATACTTCACAGGGATTATCAACGCAATCAATGACTAATTAAATACTACCCAATTACTAACGAGAAAGAGTTTTCTTAATAGTAATTGGAGTATTAAATGAAAAAAGATGAGTTCATACGAACTGTAAATGACTGTGGCGACGCAATCATAACATACAGAAGTACCAACTCTCGAAAACTAAAGTACAATGTTTGTACCTTAGATTTCGATAACAAATATATCCAAAGCAAGAAAAACAGGGCTAAAGAAAGCAATGACACAGTCCTGCTTTTTTGCTGGGATACAGATTCTTATCGCTTACTAATGCCTAAGAATGTAACGAGCATTGTTCCCCTCAGTGCAATATTGAGGAACAAACGATGAACTTACATGACGCACCTGAGATGTATGAAAAAATCATTTCAGAAACAGAAGATGGCACAGAGCAAATAAGACTCACAATAAATACCTTCAGAGATATAGAATATCTACATCTTAGGAAGTACTATTTAGATTTCGATGGAGACTTCAAACCCTCCAAAGACGGACTTGCAATGAAGTTAGACTTCAATAACTCGAAAGGATTATTCGAAGGTTTGGTAGAAATCATTTCTCTAGCAGAAAGCAAGAGTATCTTAGAAACTCACTTCAAAGATATTCTTGACCAAATTTACCTTAACTAAAAATATTTCTTGACATTGCAAGTTATTTTTGATATAATATATAAATGGAAAATATAAAAGCAAGTTTAAGAAAGGCAGCGATTGCATACTATAACGGCAGTCCTATCATGTCTGATACAGAATTTGATAGACTAGCTGAGTTAGTAAATTATGAAGATGTTGGCGCATCTAGTAAAGATAATCGCTATCCTCATGCTTTTCAGATGTTTTCTTTACAAAAGGTTTTTAGTAATGAAGTAAGTACTAAAGACCCTTTCAATAGTTATAAAGATACTGTTATTGTCAGTCCTAAATTGGACGGCGCTGCAGTATCTTTACTCTATGTCGGTGGAAAACTACATCGAGCCTTGACAAGAGGAGATGGCAAGAAGGGATTGGATATAACAAGACAAATGGAAACATTAGTCCCTCGTAGCATAGCTACAAAGATTGAATACTTTCAAGTTACAGGCGAAGTAGTAGCACCAAGAACAATTAAAAATGCTAGAAATTATGCAGCTGGCGCTCTTAACCTAAAAGACATTAATGAATTTATGGAAAGAGATTTACGCTTCATCGCATATGGACTTACCCCCTCTCAAAAACCCGAATGGTCTTGCGACATACAATTACTGAAACGATATTTCTTTGATACAGTTATGGATAGTAATTGGTCTGAGTACCCAGATGATGGAATTGTATTTAGAATTAATTCTAATGTCGAGTTTGAAAAGAGAGGGTATACTTCACACCACCCAAGAGGTGCTTATGCACTCAAACAAATACAAGAAGGAGTTATCACCACTCTCCTTGATGTAGTATGGAATGTCGGAAAGTCAGGAGTAGTAGCTCCAGTAGCAATGCTACAACCTGTAGATATTGATGGTGCTGTAGTAAGCAAAGCAACTTTACATAATGCAAGATATATAGGAGATATGGGTTTAGAATTAGGTTGTAAAGTAGAAGTTATACGAAGTGGTGAAATTATACCAAGAATAGTAAGGAGAATAGACTAATGGCAAATCATGTATATAATTATCTTACTGTGGAAGGAAACGAAGCAGTACAACTAGAATGGGATAAGTTGTTTACAAACTATGGAGAGAAAGTAGAAAGACCTAGTTATCATGGAGATGGCACTATAGAAATATGGGAGTGGTTTGAAATACAAAAACACCCATTTCTAGAAGGCTATGACGAAGATAACTGGTATGATTGGGGTTGTGAAAATATAGGAGCCAAATGGGCTCATATAGAAGACGCCGATGAATTTAGTGCTTACATAGTAAGTGCATGGAGCCCAGTAATTCCTTACTTAGAAAGTTTACACCAACACTTAATAAAACTAGATGAAGAAGTAGTAATTAAATGTAATTATGAAGATGAGTTTAGAAACTTTATTGGAGTTTGGTTTAATGGAGACTACGAAGAAATAGATGGAGACGAGCTAACAGAACAGTTCGAAACTAAATATAAAGTAGATATATCTGATGAAAACTTTGATTGGTGGGACGAGATTGAAGGACATGGAGTTGCAGATGAATTATTTGACAACTTAGTACATGAGTGGTTTGATGAAGTATTCTAAAGAAGAAGTAGAGAATAGCAAAAGAATTTATAAGAGTGCTACTCCTAAACAAGACCTTTCATGGTATGTAAAATGGATAGCTAGTGCATTTTTAATATGTGCTTTTGCAGTAAGGTCTAGTCAATTATACCCTTTTCTAGACTTATGTTTATCTTTAATAGGAGTAACAGGTTGGCTATGGGTAGGATTGTTGTGGAAGGATAGAGCATTGATAATACTAAATGGTATAGCAGTGTTTATCTTACTAACAGGATTTATTAGGCACTTTACTCCAGTACTCATAGCATGAGTATAGGTAAATATAATCAAACTTACTTTAGTAATCACCCCGATGAATGCGATAGAGACGGAGTTCTTTATGGGGTAGTTCTGGTCAATACAAAAACATTCGAAAGAGAATGTATTAAGGTTGGAATCGCATCAGGTAAGGATTGGAGACATATAATAAAGCGTAGTAAGGGTTTTAAAGGATATGATATTCGTATTCAAAAGACTTGGCACGCTCCTCTGTACCTCGTATGGGCAGAAGAACAAGACCTCCATGAAAAGTACCGACATGACAAATATTCTCCTAAGGTTAAGTTTGGAGGTCATACAGAGTGTTTCAAAATTGATTCGTTGATTCTGCAGGACTTTCCAAAAAATAGTTCTTGACATGGGAACTGAATTTTGTTATAATATATAAATAGAAATTAAGAGAGAACACATGAAGCAAATACTCCCGCCAACGCACTGTCCATCTTGTATGACACAGCTTGAGTGGGTTAAAGACCAGCTCTATTGTAATAACCTGAATTGCGCAGGCAAGACAAGTAAAAAGATTGAGCATTTTGCTTCTACTCTCAAAATCAAAGGTCTCGGACCTAGAACAGTTGAAAAACTACAATTAATCGATTACTTCGATTTATATGAAATGCCTCTAGAAATTATGATAGACGCACTTCAATCCGAGAAACTAGCAGTTAAACTGCATAGAGAAATACAAAGTAGTAAGGCTACTGACTTAGTCGACTTGTTACCAGCTTTCTCTATCAAACTAATTGGTCGGTCAGCTTCTGCAAAAATTTGCTCTGTTATTAAAAACATGGCAGAACTTAGTGAGGAAACTTGCAAAGAAGCAGGACTTGGACCAGTAGCAACAGAACATTTATTGGACTGGTATTACGACGAGTTTATAAACGGGTATGAACGACTTCCATTCAAGTGGATACAGATACTAAAAGTATCTAAACCTACAGGGAATAAAGGAGTCGTTTGTATTTCAGGAAAACTAAAAAGCTACAAGACAAAAGCTCAAGCAACAGAATATTTAGAAAAACTGGGCTATCTTGTTAAAAGTAGTTTGACTAAAGATGTAAATATATTAGTTAATGAAAGCGGTGTAGAGTCCGCAAAAACAAGGACAGCCCAAGAAAGGGGTGTTAAAATAATAACCAACTTAAAAGAAATAATAGGAAACTAAAAATGGCATTACCAAAATGGACAGACGAAAGAACTCAACAGTTAGTAGATTTCGTCGGTGACTCAAGCCCAATTTCTCAAGCTATGGTATCTGACGCAGCTGATGATTTAGAAACATCAACAAGGTCAGTATCCTCAAAGCTAAGAAAAATGGGATATGACGTAGAGCTTGCTTCTTCAGTATCAAACAGAACTTTTTCTGAAGATCAAGAAGCTACTTTATCAAACTTTGTAACTGACAACAGTGGTCAGTACACATACGCAGACATTGCATCTTCATTCGAAGGTGGACACTTTTCTGCAAAATCAATACAGGGAAAAATTCTATCAATGGAATTAACTTCTCATGTAAAACCAGCTGAGAAGCCTGAATCTGTCAGAACTTACTCTCCCGAAGAAGAAAACACATTTACCACTATGGTAAACGATGGTGCATTTGTTGAAGAAATCGCAGAAGCACTTGGCAAATCTGTTAATTCTATCAGAGGAAAAGCTCTTAGCTTACTTAGAAGTGGCGACATAGGCGCTATACCTAAGCAAAAAGAAACTAAAGGTTCTAGCAAAGCTGACCCTTTAGCGGAAGTTAATGATATCGAAAACATGAATGTTGAAGATATCGCTGACGAAATTGGCAAAACTGTAAGAGGCGTTAAAACAATGTTAACTCGTAGAGGCTTAACTTGTGCTGATTATGACGGAGCCGCTAGAAAAGAAAAAGCATCTAGCTAATTCTTTCTAACAACTGAACAGGGGAATTATCCCCTGTTCGCTTATATCTGGGAGGGTAGACATTGAACTTAACTTCAGCTTTACTGAAGCAAATAATAACGCAGGAAGATTTCGAATCTTGGGGAAACCTAAGAGAGAACTATTTATCTGCAGAATATCAATCTCTTTATAAAGTAATTGATAAACATATTAAAAGTTATAATGGTCTACCAACCTTTGAAGACCTTAAACTATCCATTCGTGATAGAAAACTACAAGAAAAAGTATTCGCAATCGAAGCTGTAGAGGTCGAGGTTGATGCGTATGTATTATTAGAGTACTTAAAAAATGAATATACGCAAGTAGAAATACTAGATGAATTAGATGGATTTATAGAAAAGACTGTCGCTATATCTAATGCTGAGGAGAATGTAGAAGCTCTACAGAATATCGTATTAGATATAGGAGACCGTGTCGATTTAAAACCACCCGAAGAAAATATGCAGACTATTGCACTATTTGATTCTGAGAAAGACCTTAAGAAGTTCTTACCTCTAGGATTAAATGATGACTATGACCAATCAATGAAGTTCTCTCCAAGAGACTTAGTATTAGTAGGTGGTCGTAGAGGTGCTGGTAAATCCTTGGCTTGTTGTAATATTGCCAACAATGTTTACAATCAAGGAAGAAGCAGTATCTATTTTACAATAGAAATGGATAGTCGTTCTATTCTACAAAGATTATGTGCTCTTGGCGCACGAATACCCATATCAAGACTAGCTACTCGTAACTTAACAACTGTTGAGTGGAATCGTGTGGGTGAATGGTGGGCAGGTAGATTTGATGGTGGACACGAATTATTACCAGAGTACTATGATAATAAAGACTTTGATGGGTTTCATAAAAAATTACAAACACTACCACTAAATAAAGATAGACAACTAGATGTAGTCTATGACCCAATACTTAGTCTAGGAAAGATTAGACAAGAATTAGAGAGTAGAGTTTCACAAAGAGATTATGGTGTAATTATAGTTGACTATCTAAACCAAGTCAAAAGAAGTAATGCACCAAGTCGGTCAGGACAATATGACTGGACGGAGCAAATAGAAGTAAGTAAGACTCTGAAAAGTATGGCACAGGAATATGAAGTTCCTGTATTCTCTCCTTATCAAACAGACAATACAGGAGAGGCAAGATTTGCAAAAGGTATTTTAGATGCTGCTGACGCAGCGTTTACGATTGAAACATGGTCACCAGAAGACGAGTGTATCACATTCAATTGTACTAAAATGCGTAGTGCAAAAATGGAAGGATTTACAAGCGTTATGGATTGGGAAACATTAAAGATAGGCCCCCAAACCACCATGAATCCTAAAGAGAGAGACGCAATCAAAGATAGCCTATCAACAGGAGAAGATATACATGACTCAATATGATGAATTAATCAGAAAAAAAGCTAAACAACTAGAGGCTGAAGAGTGGGGCAATCAAGTAAAATACATACATGCTAGTCATGGAGTTATGGAGATTGCATTTAATAACGGACTAAAAAGATTTGAAGAAACTAAGCCTGGTGGAAAGAAATGGACAACAGGAGAGAAAGAAACAAAAGACTCTTTATTTCAATCTTTTGGCAAATGGATGGCAGATCAGCGTGGCTAGTGATAGAATAGGAGAAACAGCTGCAAATTTAGTAGCTGTACCACCTTATGAAGTGGTAAAGACAACAACGGATAGACTCTTACTAGAGCCTACTGTTGTGCAGAACATACATAATGTTCCTGCAAACCATCTACTCGTAGCTAGTATAAAAGAAAGTGGG